TGGACCTCATCGACGAATCCCAGAGCCACTGCCTCTTCAGCCGTCAGCCAAGTCTCTGCGTCCATCATGGTCAATAAGGCTTCCGACTTCATTCCAGTCCTCTCTGCGTACACAGCAGCGATGTCGCCATCGAGCATTTCCATTGTGTCCGCCATCTGTCGGAAATCTTTGCAGTTGCCCATTGCGGCGGTCCAGCAGCGATGCACCATATACTTCGCATTGCTGTTCATCACCACCTTGTCAGCAGCACAGCAGATGACGGTTGCAATCGACGCTGCCAACGCATCGACGTGGACAGTGACTTCGCCTTCATGCTGGGAAATGGCATTGTAGATACTCAGCCCATCGGTCACCGATCCGCCCTCGGAGTTGAGGTGGATGGTCACATCCTTGCCACCATGCTCTGCCAGAACATCGCGGAAGTCATCGGCGGAGATGCCATTGTCATAGTCACCGACAAAGCCTCGGAACGTGATCGTGCCCGCTTCTGGATTACTCTCTAGTCTCATCGTCTGTCTCCTTGGTTTCGGTTGGTTCTTCAGACGACTCCTCATCGCCCTCTTCTGATTCCTCTGATTCATCACCTTCCTCTGGCTGAGTTGCTTTGGTGATATCCATTGCAATTTCATGCGGCAGCTTGTCGCCGTCAGCGGCTGGAGGAAGTCCGTGCATTGCTCGGATCTCGTTGATCGTGACTGCACCGCTGGTTTTCATCTTGACCGAGTAGTCGGCCAATGAGTTTGGATCACCCTTCGCAAGTGGAGTCGAGTCGAACTCGACAACCATCGGTCTTGCTGGGTTCGTCAGCTTGTCCTCGATCTCGGCCTCCCACTTTGCAAACCATCGCTGCAAACAGTTGTTGATGTATGCCGTGTTGCGTTCGCTGATCGACTTGTAGGTCTGGCCGCTATTGTCGCCCATGATTGTTTCCAAGCCGAAGAGAAGTGCAATCTCTTCACGCTGGAATCCACGCTGCTGAAGGAACTGTGCGTCAGCGGCTGAGATGGGTACGGTCGTCGCCTTCATTCCATCACGCAAGAGTCCAGCCCTTCCTGAGTTGCTGATCCCTTCATGCTTGGAGTTGAAGTTGTCGAGGAACTCTTGGGCATCCTTCGCACTACGGAACATACCAGTGGGTGCCTCGAGCAGGATCCCTGGCTTGCCGCTGTTTGCCATCGTGATTGCGGTTGCATCCTGTGATGCCTGAGTCAGCCCGAACACGTCCTTAGCTAACTCGATTAGGTGCATACCCCAGATGCCGTTATAACTCGTGTTCATGATGTGGAGCATGTCGCGGTCGCGTACCTTGTAGTACTCGCCAGATAGCAGACGATCAGAGATTGCCTGCTGCGGAGTCCCAGGGTTGCTCATCACGAGGTGCCACTTCTCGCCATCGACCAGAATGGTCTGGCACTCTGACGGCTCGATTGGAATCAACTCTGCCGCTGTCCCGATCTGATTGCGAACGATGTAGGCACGGCCATTGCCATTAACCAACGCATGAACCATCATCACCTCTTTCAAAGTGTAGGATGTCATGTACTTGTTTGGACGTTTGTTAAGCAATCGCCATGCTGGTGACTGCCTCTTGTCCTGCTTATCCTCCGAGTTGTCGTCATAGACTCGGATCGGCAACTGGGCAATGTGCCCACTGATCTTGTTAGTGGCGTAGATGACTGGTGCAAGTCCCAACGCACTCGACGTTGTTACCTTAATCCCAGCCTTACTGGTTGTGCCACCGAAGTATTCTGTCAGCCATGCGGCTGGGTTCTTTAGGGTGCTGAACGCCCTGTATGCTCGTCCAAAACTCATGTCTGCTCCTATGTGATGAAGATGTCGCCAGTGCCACGAGTGGGTGCTGCCATGCAGCGTCTCCACGCCATCAACAATGCGACCAACGGATCAATCTTTTGGCTTGATGCAGCCTTCGCCAACATCCAACGATCTTGTCTATCCTTTACGGCAACAGCATTCATCAAACACCAACGCAGCAATGGGTTTCCATCATGTCGGAAACGCTCATCTGCACAGGCTTGACGAAAGTCCGCAATCGGTTCGTTGAAATGTGCTTGTGTTTGTGCCATCGTTGCGATGGTCACACCTTGGTTTGTTACCTGCTCTCCGAACTGTTGTGCCTGATACGGATCAATCGCAGCATCGAAACAATAGTTGTCCCAATACTGGTCGATGAAGTCGGCTTGGAGGTCGGCAATCGGTGAGTCTGTGACCTTAATCAGGCCGTCCTCGATCCACTGGACGAACGGCTGTTCTGTCAGGTCACGGCTGGTTGTTCTAGATATGTATGACCACACTCTCCCCTCATATCGGTAGATCGGAGTGTCGTCGATGTTGTAATCGCCAGTGGGGAATCTAGCGACGATTGCGAATGCGGCAAGATCATCACGACCACCTAAGTCAATCCCAGCACCACAGGCATCGGCATCTCTACGCCAATCGGACAGTTCGCCTCGGCACTTATCGAAGTCCTCTAGGCTGAAGATCCTCTCTGTGGACGATACGAGCGTATTGACGTGGTAGCGTTTGAATCTGTTTAACGCAGTGACCGACGACTTGCATGGCTTTGCTTGGGCTCGGAGGAAGTCATAAGAGATGGAGACTCCGAGGTTGGGGTTTGCTTTATGCCAACATGCCTCATCGAGTGGATCATCCTCCTCGTCGATCTCATAGATGATCGGAAGCAGAGTCTCTTCATCGACGGTCTGCTGTAGAACCTGTTTGCTGAAGTTGATCTGATCGAGCCAGATGTGAGATTGGTCGTCACCTGCTGTGGTCGTAGTCAGCAACAATGGCTGGACTCGTGATCCTGATCCCGTGACCATCGTGTTGTAAAACTTGCGATGCGGATTTCCGAAAGCATGAGTCTCGTCCAGAGAAACAAGAACGGGGTTCAAGCCGTCATAGGGTCGGTCGGAACCAACTGCCTGAATGTTGCCACTGTTGTGCTCGAATGTGATGATCTTGTTTGCAACCGCACTAATGTCTTTCAATGCAGGCGACTGATGACGCATACGCAAACACTCGGCAAAGATAACCTTCTCAGCCTGTTCACGCTTGGTTGCGGCGAGGATGACTTGAGCACGAGCTTCTGGTTCATCAGTGATTGGGTTGATGTCCACAGATGCCATGTAGAGAGCGATGCCAGCAGCAAGGGTACTCTTCCCGTTCTTCCTAGCAACTGTAAAGAATGCCTGCCGAAACCTTCTCCCTCGACCGTCATCCCTCTGCCACCCAAAGAGCATCGAGACAAAGAATACCTGCCAATCCTCTAGGTGAAATGGCTGGCCCGCATGTTCACCAATGGAGTGCCTGAGCAGGTCACTAAAGAAGTTGCACGCATTCCCCGCCTTCTTCTCATCGAAGTAGAATGGGAACTCTTCGGTGCTTTGCCTGTCCAGATCACGCAGATGGCGTTCAACTGCCAGCCTGATCCACTTGCCGACAACAACATCACCATTGATCACCCTATCGACATAGGGGATAGAGTTAGCCACCGTCCTTGACCGCTTTGAGGTAGGATCGGAGGTCGCTGTTCTGCTTGGCATCGTTAGGTTCACTTGTCGCCACCGATAGCCGTGCTCGGCTCGATGGGGACAAGCCAAGTTCGCCAATTAGTTTGTTGTGCTCAGATGCGTACTTAAAGAACGCAAGAGACTCTGGAGATGTCTTGCCCGTCTCTGGATCTCGATGTCCATGCTTCTGAATGTACTCAGCACACTTCGTCCATTCCGAATAGACAATGCAATAAGATGTGAGCAACGCCGAATCTGTCCTTGACAAGATATTACATGCCGCTAAGATGTCCGTAGTTTCACGCCATACGGCTAGAGCGGTCTTGTCGTTTTTGATTAAGTCTGGTGGTGAAGGTGATGCAGAGTCCGCTTTAATTATGTTTTTGGGGCGTCTCTGCGGATCTTTCTTCCAAGCACCAGATGCTTCTTGGACTTCAGCCGCTCTAGGTTTTCTTCCTCTTGTCATGGCGTACAGTATATCACGCTAAAAGGAGTTTTCATGTCTGTTACCATTCCAAAGCCAATCCTCGATTGGAATCCACGAGTCGTTCCGATCCAAAAGGGTCGAAAAGGCCCAACTGTTCCCAAGTGGACAGAGACTCAGGTCCGTGCAAAGGACATCGAGTTTGGACCCGACGATGACAAATACGGCATCGTTCTCGATGCTGATACTCTCGTGATCGACGTTGATGTCCATGATCCAGCCAAGAACGGCTATGCTGCCCTAGAGCGTCTCTCAAAGGATTGTGGCGTCGACCTGCTCGATGTCGCTGCCTTTGTGGTCGAATCTCCATCTGGTGGTCGCCATTTGTATTTCAGCAAGGCATCTGACCTAAAGTTGCCAAAGTCAACCCAGCAATATGCTGGTCTAGACTTCCTGAGCGAAGGCTGTCAGGTCATTGGGGCTGGGAGTACACATGTCGATGGTGGAGAGTATTGCATCGAGACATCTGCCGAGGATGTCCCAGTCAATGAGGCACCATTGCCGCCGATTGCCCCTCTATTAGCCCCTAGGGCCCCTGAGCCGTCTCCTGAGCCCCTCCAGCGTCAATCAGGCTGTTCACCATTGGATGAGTTCAACAAGAGCCCAGAGGCCCTCCAGTACGTCAAGATCGCATTGGAACGTGCAGGCTACCGAGTGATCGTGAAGGGCGATGGGAGCTATGAGTTTGTCCGCCCAGGCAAACGAACATCCACGCACTCGATCAGTG